CTTTTTTCCGGAAAGATTCAGCGCATTGCCGGAAATGATATTGAATACATCCTCCGCTTCAAGATCAATGTTGTCCGCCCCTGCTTTAAAGTAAGTCTTTGCCGTATCCGGATCAACACCCAGAGCAACCTCTACCAGTCTGCCGTCAGAGTCCACCTTCAGGACAACGCTGTCTGCCTGCAGATCAATAGAGGATTGCAGCTCTCCCTCTGCATCTGTGGCTCGTTTTGCTTCCAGGCGGATCGCTTCGTCCGTCTGTTCGAACCGGGTGGTGGTTTTCTTTTCCACATTTGCCATTTCAATGTAAACGCTGTCGATGTTTTTCTGGATCTTGAGCGTCCTGCCCTTGAGCTGCATCAGTTCACTCTCTTGCGTAACCTCGTTCTGTCGTTTCTGGTTACCCTTCGCTTCGTATGTATCGATCTGGGCTTGTATGCCGGAAAGCGTCCGGGAGAATATATACGAATAAACCTTCTCCGCTTCTTTCTCCGCCACGATCATGTCGCCGGTCTCCAGATATGGCAGAGCATTCAGCTTCAGCTCGGACACCGGGCGGTAATAGATACCTTTCAACTTGGAGAGGATATTACCACCGATCACCTTAAGTTCGTCCACCGATTTCCCGTACAGCAGGAAGTTTCCGGTGATAAGATACGGATTGCTCAGATCCGTCCCGACTGTCACGCCAACGTCCTCCTCATCCGTCTGGATATTAAGACAGGTGATCTTGTCCGTGGTGTATTCCTCGCACCGGATGCTTCTGTATTCCGCTTCGGTATCAGATGCGCCGGACAGCCTTGTCATGTCCTGTGATGTGCCGCTGGAACTTGTAGGATACAACCCAACATGCGGATATAAACCAATGTGTGGATACAAACCAATAGAATGCATATCCGGCAGATATATCACCTCGAAACTTCCACTCCGATCCATACGTCCAAAGCCGGCATTCACCGTGCAGATTGCCTTGAGTGCCGTTGTGCCTGTCAGACTTCCCGCCGTCGGAGCAATGGTTTTCTCCACGTCCATATCGTCGTTGACCAGTGCCTGCGTTTTAAACGGGATCCCTAAATGCTGTAACAGCGATTCTCTCATCGCCTTAAGCTTCACCGTCCCGTATTCCACGACCTTCACGGTGACTTCTTTGCCGTCCTGTAGCTTTGTGACACTCTTCTCCTCTGCCGGAAAAAGAGCGTTATACCACTCAGAGACATCCACGGATGCTCCATATAAAGCGTCATACGCCACAACCTTCTTATAATCCTTGTCATCCACCAGTTCCGCAGAATCAACCTGATAATATCCCATCGGCAGCTGTATCGCTGTATCGCCATCTTCATCCACCGTCTCCTGAATGGCGATAAATCCCTGCCCGTTCAGCTCGTTCTGCAAAATCTCCGACACCTCAAACTCGCATGAGGATGCTATGCAGCCTCCAAGTACAAGCTCCTCTTCATCGCAGATGCTTTCCTTGATCGTAACCGCTTCAGAATGAATTGTATCGTTGCCGATCGTCAGACCCAGATCCGGGAAGTGCATTTGATAGCCATGAAAATATGTACCGCTGCAAAAGATTTTCTTTTGGGCTTCTGTCAGATCCACCATATAAAACCACCTCCTACAACTCTATAAAAGCAAAACGGACAGGCTGATAATACAGTCTGCCTTTAAGCTTTGTTTTGTACTGAAATGTAATATCCGGAACATAGCAGATCATAGTTGCATAGTCCCTTTTCCAATCATTGTAATAACGGACATATAAATGTCTTTTCTTTTTCGAACATTCCCCATCATTTACCGCAAAGCCTTTATCGAACAAACTTAATAACTGATCCAATTCCTTGTCTGAAATGATATGGGTATTCGCCTCCCATTTCGATCTGGAATGTTCCATCACTGTCCTTCGAAGATATCCCTTCGCATTTGTGTAAGAGTCTTTGTCCTGCATCTGATCCGGAGTGGACTGGATCGTATCCTGCTGCAGTAAATCGTGATTTAGTTTCTCATAGGTGTATTTTCCATCTGAATAGCCGGTCGCAATAGCGATCAGCCCTTTGCTTTCATCGTACAATCGCATCCCCTCCTTACGTCAATGCAGACACACCATGCTGCTTTTTATATTTTGAGTTTTCATTTCTTACTACGCGAAGCAGATCGCCCTCTTTGTATTGCTCCAGCTCTACTCCTCCGGACGTGTTTTCCAATGTAATGATCGCATTGCACAATCTTTCAATCACCGGTACCAATGCTGCAGAAGTAGACTCTGCTGCCAGACGCCCGGCTTCTACCGCCATCGCCTGCAGTTTATCCTCCGGCGATACCACCTCGCCGTAATGACGGTTATCACCGATCATTGCAAGCTGCGGTGTGTTTGCTTTCACATATCCGCCCTGTGCCAATGCCGGAATCTTCGGTACCGTGATCGGATTCTCCTCCCACAGCTTCTCAAACGGTTTGATCTTGCCAACACCAACCTTGCGGATCGTGTTGAGCATTTTATTGATCTTGTCAAAAGGTTTCGATACGATAACGTTAATGCCGGAGATCAGCCCATTCACCACTGTCTTAAATGTCTTTTCCATTCCCTCTTTAATTCCGGCAAAGATCTTTCCTCTTGAAGAAAATACGTCCTTGACTTTTTCCCAAGCACCTTTGAATGTCGATTCAAACCAATCTGCTATTCCTCCAAACGGCGACTTGATATTATCTCTGATCGCTTTAAAATTATCTTTTGCTTTTGCGAAAGCTCCGCTGGCTTTATCGTATGCACTTGCGAATTTTGTTTTAAACCAATCCGGAATACCTGTAAAAGCATCTTTAACCTCTTTGCTTTTATCGCTGAAGAACGACTTCACTCCCGAAAAGCCACTTTTCAACTTATCGCTTGCTCCGCTAAAGGTATTTTTGAACCACTCTCCAATCCCCTGGAAGGCTCCCTTAATTGCAGACGCTATCGTTTCAAAGAAGACTGCCGCCGGTCGGAATGTTGTTTTAATAGCTGTCCATCCAGCGGTAAACTGTCCCTGGATCGCAGTGAGAACACCCCCGACAATGTCCTTCACTCCTTCCCAGACCGTTTTCCATTCACCGTCAACGATACCTTTGATAATCTTACAGATTCCGGAAAACACTTCCGAAACTCCCTGTATGATCTGTGACACACCTTTCATCGCTGCAAGTATAATATTTCCGGCTTTCTGGAAGTTTTTCGCCAAAACAGGAATGATATTTGCAATTACCCAGTTAATAAGCGGCTTCAGTACTTTGTTTAGTACGCTGGAGAGCATGTCAGCAAGATTCCCAACAGCATCCAATACAGCATCAATCGCTGGCTGAACATATTTTTCAACAACATCTTTAAACTTCTTCGCAAATTGATCTAAAACAGGAACAATATGTTTATTGTAGCCATCTAAAATTGTTCCAACCCATGTTGACAATGCTTCCTTTATTGTTTCAAACAGCGGATGAATGTGCTGATCATATACATTCTGAATCTTGTCCCATGTATTAGTCACAACATCTGATATTGTGCCAATTATCGATGACACGGATTTAATTACATTTGTTAAAACTTCTTTGATCTTATCCTTGTTCTCTATAATCGGTGCGGTCAGGGTGTCAATGATATCTCTACCCACTTTCGCCATCAGCGTAAGCACATTAAGCTTCGTTTCTACAAAAATATTAAGCAGATTTGCACCGATCTGTTTGGCTTCATCCGAACGAAATACTGCTGCAATATCCGCTACTACCACAGCGAAGTTTCCAACAATTTCCGCAATTTGCCCTGTAATATCGAACAGGTTCACCAGATGCTTGACCAGGTCCTTCTTATGCTGTTCCAGATACTTTGCGAAGCTTCCCACCAGCAGGTCCGCCAACGTGAGACCAACGCTTGCAACGCTTCCAGCAATCTTTCCAAGTGCCGTTGCTATCTTTTCAGCACACTTTTTTACGGCATCGATTACAGATCGATCCGTAAATATATCTATCAATGACTGACCGATAGAACGAATTTCGTCCTTAATGCTCTGAAATACCTGTTTCGTATTTCCAAGCCCTAGCTGAAAACCGGCTGCAAATCTCTTGGCAAGATCAACAAATTCTTCCTTTACCTTCCCCAGTATGCCTGACAGTTTTCCGGTGCTTTCTCCTGCCTTATCCAGAACATTGGAACCCGCTGCAACATTACTCCCTCCTACCGCTCCCGTTCCGCTTCCTGCACTTGTGCTTCCTGAATCAGAATCCTTTGAAGAAGAATTATTGGAAAGCTCGTCCCAAGAGGCCAGACCAAACATGTCCTTCTTTGCTTTCTTCGCAGCCTTTCCTGCTGCCGTGGTATTCTTTGCCAGATCCGCCGCTGAAGAAGATGCTCCCGACATATTGCTGTCTGCATCTGCTGCCATATTTGCCGTAGCTGCGATACCATCATCTTTGCTCTTGTTCCCAGTGAGCATTTCGGTAAACTGTTTGAAAATCGATGCCAGCCCGACCATTTTCTTCATCAAGGCATTGACCTTTTGAATGATCGGCGTAAACAGATTGATCAGTCCCTGCCCGATAGATGCTTTTAACGAATCGAACTGCAGAGACAGAATACGCATCTGGTTCGCCCACGACCCGGATGTCTTTGCAAAGTCTCCGGATGCAATGCTAAGCTGATCCTGTACGAACTTGTATCGCAGAGCCACCTTCTCTGCTTCAGTCATCTTATCTGTCGTTTTGCCAAAGCCGTTCGCCATAGCGTAGCTGTCAAGCGCTGTCTGCGTCATAACAACTCCGAGATCTTTTAACGACTCCGTCTCGCCGGTAAACACGGATTTCAGCTTTGTATATGCCTCATCCTGCGATATATTGTAAAAGGATGCAACATCTCCTGCCAGCCCGGTAAGCTGCGTAGACATGTCCGCTGCCTGATCCTGAGAAAATCCAAACGCAGTAGCCATAGCTCCGAAGGTACCCGCATACCTCTTAGCCATCGTCTCCGATAAACCAAAAGAGGTCGCAGCATCCTTTGCAAAACTATCTACTTTTTTAGATACCTTCGGACCAAATGCCGAATCGACTACGTTCTGCACCTCGGTCAGATCAGAACCGAGATCCAAACACTGCTTTCCAAAATCTGTAATTCCCTTTACTGCAAACGTAGCGGCCAGAGTTTTCGCCGCCTTTTTTGCCATACCCTCTATTCCGGACATGGATTTGCTGAAATTTTTGCTGTTAATTCCAAGATCAAGATGAATTTTACCAACACTCTGACCATCAGCCAATGCGCTCACCTCCTAGTGCGCGGTCATCGGCTCATAATGGCATCTACTTGACCAACGTTATTTTAAATTTCTTTTTACAGTTTCTCCCTTTGCATACCGTATAGATATCTCTGGCTTCTGATTTCGATGAATAAAATATCGGAAGCTCATATCCGCAGTATGGACATCTCACTTTCTTCTGTTTTTTCTTATCCACCACTATCACCTGCCATTCTGACAAATGCTGCCTTAAACATCTCGAGGTAATTCTGGACCTCTTCCGGACTTTTCTGCTTTGCGGACTTGTTTCTCCATTCTCTCCAGATCCGTCTCTGATCATCTGAAAAATGCTTAATCACTTCCTTGTCCGTCTCAGCACGGATTGCCACAACTCTTCCCAGGGCTGTGTCCGGACCAATACCGGAGATCAAAGCAGAAAACTCCAGCCATTTCATCCCCTTAAACTCCGTTGAGTAAATACGGATGCCATATTGTTCCAGAACACTGGATACGATCAGGTCCCAGTCCTCGAACAGATCATAGTAGCTCTCGTCACTCCCCGCTGGGAGTATCATCATCCCCTCCGCGAACCAGATCCATTGCCTCCTCAATTAAAGTCATGAAATCCTTGAAATTCAGATTCAGACCCTTTAATCTCTCCCTGTCCTCTTCCGAGAAGAGCAGCTCATAGGCTGCCGGCACCGCTTCTGTCTCTGGTCTGTCATCAAATAATCCCATCAGCTTCAGCATTGTTTCTGCAGAATCGTTCACTTTATATACCTGCCCTTTAATCGTGATTGCAGGACTTTCCTCAAAATTTAATTTATCCGTAATATCAATAACCTTTGCCATTTTCTTCCTCCGTTCCGCCTTTCGGCAATACAAAAGGAGCTGCTGCCGTTTGCTTGGCAGATCAGCTCCTCATCATCTTCTATTTCTTTGATTTTGCAGCCGGTTCACTTTCGTCAGCTACGGCTGCCTGATTCGCCAGCGACGCCTCCTGCGCCGCTTCAACTGGGATTCGTGACTGTCGGCTTGCCGTTCGATACAATATCAAACTCCAACGGAGCCACATTCGTAGAATCTCCGCCATTGACATTCGTTACATTGATAACCGCCTTATCCCATGCAACTACCGTACCATCCGGGAATGTCCAGTCAAAGTAAACGTATGCATCCTGACCATTTGCCAGCCACTTGCCTGCAACCAGATCGTTACCGGTATCGCCTATGCAGCGTTTTCCGCTGACCGAAATAGTGATTGCTTTTGCCGTCTGTAATGCACTCTGCCATCCCTCCTGTGTAAATGAGTTCCAGGTCTCGACGCCATTGTCGATAGATACCGAGAAGCTTTCGCATTCCGCAATAGTCGCTTTATCCGCCTTCGTAGCTCCTACATGAAACTGGTTTTCATAACAAGGAAATACTCCTTCTTTTGCTGCCATGATTATTTCTCCTCCTTCACTTCTTTACTACAGTAAAACTCTGCTTCAATGACCATCTCAAAAATACCCGATTCGTCTGTTCCAACATCCTGCGGATACGGTACCTGCATGATACAAAATTTTATCTGCTTATTGTTTACGGTTATATCTCTCAGATCCTGCAGGATCCGATACAGCTCATTGGCTATCTGATCTGTCTGTGCAGCGTTTTTGTTCCAATGGATCAAAAAGGATACCGGGAGTACATCGAACGTCATGTTCTCCTGTCCTCCCAGCGGGATGCGAGGCGATCCACTCCTGCGAAGATGATAACAGCCGATGCTTTCTTCGTGCTTTGTGTCCATCTTCCCCATGTAGCAGCGTTCATTTTTTACAATGCCGAGTTTTGCCACATAATCTCTGATATCTGCCAATTTCACCATAAGCCCGCCTCCTTTTTGTAATTCTTCTTAAAGGTATCTCTTGCAAATGTCTCATGTTCCCCGCCTTTCATCCACGGTTCATACCACTTACCTCTTGCATTCGGGTTCTCATCCTTCGAGAATTGATATTCCGGATGATAATACAATCGTCTGGCATACGGTGTATCTGATACGATAGAGCAGCTTCCCTGACTGCTGTTGCTGTAATCCACAAAGGTGCTTTCATTCTGCAAAGCTCCGGTATCTCTCGGCATTACCTGACCCTGCACGATCTCGGTATGAACCGCCTCTGCGGTCTTTTCCAGAGCCCTGATGCTTGCCCTTGTCAGCTTTCTTATTTTGCCCTGATCGATCTTGATCGTTGAATTCACTGCCATTACATCACATCCAATTCACTGTAATTTACTGTTCCGTCCGGGTTTCTGGCTTTTCTTCCCTGAAATATTCTCCTCTTCTCCCCGTTCACCTCAATCGTTCCTCCACTGAGATTCGGTAGATCTGGAGCAATATCCCCTGGAAAAAAAGCCACTCCTGACAACTGGATCAGCTTTTTTTCTGCTGTCAGCACCGTCTTAGCACTGTCCTGATAGTTACATGTTGTTTCAATCTCCTTTGCTGCAACCGGCTCACCGTACACGCTAAGCTCCTCCTGCTCCAGAGATACTTTTACCGGCGTCTTACACTGACGTTTCTTCACCAGACACGGATAACGCACACTGCCACCTCCTAAATCATCCTGCAGCACAGTCCTGTCTTATCCAGCTCCGCATAAATGTCGGTTCGGATCACAACACCCTGCACCTTCGTGACATTGACTCCACTTGAGAAGGTCATGGACACGCCATTGATTCCATAGGATGACAACATAGACTCCAGCTCATCCTGATTCTCATAGATAAAATCAGCCAGCATGCAGGTCACATACTGAATCTGATCCTGCTGGAATGCCGTGAGACGGTCGAAACCAATCTCACGGATTCTGCAGAATGTCAACGTATCGATCTGCCGGCTGGCTTTCTCTAACAGTCGTGTCAGTTCTTTCTCTCCGATCAAAGATCCACCGTAGGTTTCCGTGTAGTATTCCTTATCGGCATACATCCGCATCCCTCCTAGGCGGTATACTCTGTGGTATCCGTATCTACAAAGACAGAATCAATCTTGCCGCCCTTTCCGTTCGGGAATACAAATACATCTGACAAGGAACGATTCTGGTACAGATATCCGTCTCCCTCGGTATGTGCACCCGGAGCAAAGTAATACACGCTGGCGATCTTTGGCACTGTCTTACAGGTCTGACCGCATGCCACCAGCACATTGATCTTATGCGCACCTGTCACAGCTTCTACCCCATGGCTGCTGTCTGCTGCCACTTTCTTCTGTGGTTCAAATCCGCCATTCTTCGGCTCCCAGTCAAAGGCATCATAGAATCTCTCATCATCCACAACTTCCATGATCGGCACACCGTCAATATCCGTTACACGGGTCTCAATGCCCATACCACCCTCTGCAATCTGAGTCAGCTCGATCTTACGGGTAAACTCCGTAGACTGCTCCAGAGCATCCATGATCTCGCTGCGGACATACATAACGAGAGTACCATTCGCCTTATAACGACGAAGCTTGCCCTTTGCCAAGATATCCTTAAGCATACCAAAGACCTTCGCCTTGGTATACGCAGATGTTGCTGTGGACGAATGATATCCATCCGTCTCCTGCGCTTTCTGTGCCACCTTTGAGAAGAACAGCGCATCCGTCTCCGGTACCACCTGTGTCTGTTCAAAGACTCTGGTGATATTCTGGATGGACGCTGTCTCATTGGTCTCATCCACATCTGCCTTGTCCACCAGAAAAGATACATCTCGATCATGCTCTACCGTGTACGCTACATCTGTCTGAGCGTAATTTCCACGATTCCAGCCACCATTACGAGCATGGTTCTTATAACCACTCACGCTCATCTGAGTAAAATGAAAAGTCTTTGCATCCAGCCATTTTACGTTGCTTGTTACAAACGGGGAAGTCAATGTTCCCTGCATCAGGATCTCCAATAATTCCGGACTCCACTGTTCTGCATAATTTAATGCCATATTATCACCTTATTTCACCTTTCTTTTTAATTAAAACGATTCCAACGTTTTGTCGGGATCACCGGAGTAGCCGGCTGCTGCCCTGCGGTGCTTGTCTGGCTGCCGGTCTGTCCGGCTCCTACCTGTACAAATCCCTTGGACTGCCCCTCCAACTTTCCCTGCTTAAGCGCCGGAACATCCTCCAGTACCTTGTTGATTGCTTCCTTGAGTTTATCTGTGTCCACCTTGCCGTCTGCCACCGCTGCAGATGTATCCACCAGCTTCATCACATACGGAATTGTTTTCACATCAAGCCCCATCTCCACGCCGATCAGCACGCCCTCCTTCTCAATCTCAGACGCAACTGCCAACTGCTGTGCCTGTACCACCTGTGCCTGTAAGGCAGTCGGATCCGGTTCGGATTCCTGTTTCTGCTTCTTGTATGCACCAATGGCACTGTCCATTTCTTCCTTACTCAATCCCTGCTTCTTGAAGTAATTCTTCAGCACGGTATCCTCTGCAACTGACTTTTTTCCTTCGATCACGCTTGCAAGCTTCTCATAATCAATCTCCGGTGTCTTTGGCGGTGCCGGTGTGCCGTTCGGCTCCGGCTGTCCGCCGGCATTCTGACCACTTGGTTCTGGATCAGCAAAAAGCTGCAGATTCATTGGTAACATGTTCTTTCTCATGGTTTATTGCTCCTTTCAGTTGTAGGGGTGTCTCCCCATCCAGTTTTACGTGTGTCTCACTCAGTTTTGTTCTCAGGTGTCTCCTCGTAGTTTATCCCCGAACAAAGTGTTCGGTTCGCCTTCGGGCAGAGTTGCAATATAAAATTGCAATAAAAAAACACCCTTTCGGATGTCGTATACTGTTTTACCCACAGTTGGGAGATATTGGATCACCTCCTAATCTATAATTTTCCAATCTTCAGCGAGCACATCAGTCTGTGAAGCAAGCCACGGCACTAATGTTCTATTCGCACACTTCATAACAATAAATTCCTGCAAGTCATTAATCTCTTCTCCTGTGTATTCCTTATACATTTGGCATCCAAGTTTGGGTGACTTGAACAAATACATCCCTTTTCCATTCCAGCCGCAACGTGTGACTTTTTTTCCTTTTTTAAGCAACTCTATAGCCAGCCCAAAAGTCAAATTTTCACATTCTCTGTATGCTTTTTCAAATTGCTTCTTAGGAGACCAACTCTCATAGCCATCTGAATACTTTACTAAATATCCCTCATCTGCCGGATCTTCGTCTAATGGAATCTTCCAGCCGCGATAATCGTTATATGCTCCTCGATTCATCTGTTTCGCCTCAATCATCTTTGTACCAACATATTTTTTCATTTTGTCCTCGCTTTCTCCGAATATCCGGCATATATTTTTTCATTAAAAAAGCACCCTCTTCGGATGCTTAAAATCTCTTTATTTTCACTTAATCCTCTCGATCCAATTCTTCTTCTGTCAAGGGGATCACTCTTTTTTCTCTTTCTGCTCGTCTTCCAAGACGAATAAACCTCATCAGAGTTTCTCTCGCTTTTTTTCTATCTTCCTCTGTCTGTTCAAATTCTCCTACCGTCTCAAACTTCGGAATATCCTGCCGTAGCATCCTCTGTCTTTCCTCATCATTTAATCCCTTGTAAATATCCTCATAAGCCATGCTCATACCTCCCGTAATAATATATTCCACACACCATCGACAAGCACTTTATCGTCAACCAAAAACTCCGTATCTCTTTCATAGAGAACTTCCTGTTCATCCAGTCCAATGGCTCTGATATCACGCCCCTTCTTTGCATCTTGTATGTATATAACCACATTGGGGCGTTCATCGTATCCTCTTTTACTTGATGTACTCCAATATTGTGGAATCTTTTTATCTTTCCCTATCTCAAATTCTTCCAAAAAATCCCGCAATCTTTCATCTGCATCCGGATATGCTGAAAAGTTAATTGTTCGAACCAAGTTTCCATGATACTTCGGTATTTTTGATAACGCACTGTCCAACTTGTCAACAAGCATTCTCTGTTCATCTGTAAGTTTTCCCGTCCTCAATGCTTCATTAATCACATACGAATCCGAACTCTTATAACGCAACAATGCTCCAAGTTCTTCCTCAGTTAAATTCATTATAGCATTCGGCATTGAATTAACAATGTTTTTTTCTCTCTTTTGACCAGATTTTGCTCTCCACTCCTCTCTCCTCGCAGCGTACACCCGTTTATTCTCCGGATCCATTGCATACCGTTCCAGGCGATCAAACTTCTCCTCCTGTCTTTCGGCATATTGCCGCCTGGCTTCCTGTTTTACATTCTTCTCTATGGCTGCCAATTCTGATTTCTTCCACTTCTTATCCGGAGGTGTGGATATCCCCGGAAAGTATGTGGTATGGGAATCTCGGCAATTCGGATGATATAGTCCAGCTTTCATCGCCTGGCTGATCAATGGGTACCCCATTTTCTTTGCTTCTGCTGCCGTGCCTCCGGACCACACATCATCAATCATCACTCTGCCTACCCACGGTAGACATAACGGACATGGATTTCCACGTTTATTGATGATAACAGTATGTATGCCCCACTCCTGCCTCTTGGCTCCCTCTCCTGTAAGGTATGCTCTAAGTCCTGCCGTCTTGAGTGCCATTCTGGCATAGGATTTTATATTGACCTGCTTACCGTCTTTATACCGAATGCAGTTAATTCCTGCAGCAGCGTAGTCTTTCACTGCCATATCGACTGCTTTCTCGTAGGTACCGGCTCCGCTGTTTGCATATACCTGTGCATTAAAAATTGCCCGGCGAACTTTATCATCATGCATTCGCAGGATTGCACTCTCAGCACGCTTCATATCACTCTCTACGGCATCCAACAGGGCGTTCATCTTCCGGTCATTGACCCGAAAGAATTCTCCCTGCAGCTTATCCGTTGCCCGGTGCAGCTTAGCACCCTTGCGGATTGCCTCCAGTATTTTCTTCTCCTGCGCCATTTTCCCTTGAGCATTCGCCTGCAGGATCGCCATCCGCATCTTGGAATTGATCGCCGCATACCGCTCCTCCAGTTTTCCTTTGTGTTTTCTACGGTATTCTTCCAGTCCGGCAAGCTGTTTCGCCTGCCACTGTTCCCACTGGAAGCCCTCTTTCGTTTCCTCTGCACGGTGCCGCTCCATATTCCGCATCATGGAATCCAGCAGCTCATTTTCTATGGCCGCAAATGCTTTCCCCACATCATAATCCATATTCTCCATGGTGATATCTCCTATCGGTTAGAATGTACCTTGAAGCCCTGTGATTTAAACTGTCTGGTCAATGCCTTTAGCTGCGTGACGGATTTGCACCGGTCGCACCGCAACTCTGCGTAACCGGTCTTCTCTACCGCATAGATTCCAAAGGGTACCTGTTCCGATGCTACCTCAAGGAGTTTCTGATACTCCTTCCGGGACATTCCGTACATCTTTTGATTTACCTTTACTTTCACCTGTCATCCCTCCCTCGATAAAGCTCTCTGCTGCCGCCTGCTGTTCCACCTCAAGCCCATCCATGTTCAACGCCGGCTCTTCCATCGTCTCCACTCCATCTCTGGCATTTAAACGATTAATCTCTTCCTGCTTCCATTCCTCCGTCTTGGTATCACCATACAGCTCATCCACAACAGCCTCATTGGACATAATGGCACTGGACTTAGCTTTCCCCACAGTCTCAATCTGTGATTCGAACGATGGATTTGCATAATCACCAAACTCCACCGATATTTCTGTCTCCTCCACCGCTACCTGATTCAAGGTATCCAGCGATTTGAATACGATATTGATCAGCTCCGGTATTGTGGTCTGCAGCGCATCAATGATCTTTCCTCTGGTGTACAGCGTGGTCTTTTCTTTCTCACGCTGTGCCTCGGCATTATCCAGTTTCTTCACGTCAATACCGATCGTGGATGGACTGATGATTCCCTGCAGGCAGAGATCTAATGCTGTGATATATGTACTCAGATACGACTCGTGAGGAATATCCGGCTGTGTGACATCGATCTTGTCGGAGGCATTTTCACTCATTCCTCCAGATGTAGCAATAAATGTATTGTCGAATGGGTTTGGTTTCAGGAGTGCTCCTGTTTCAGGATTCTTAGGAATGAGGTCCTGCGGAATATACTTTGTTGCACGTCCGTCTCTCATTGCCTGGATCCACTGGCTCCATACTTCATCCAAAGAATCAAAGTCATCTGTTTTACCGTCAAAGATTGACTTGCCTCTTCCTTTCGTCCGTGGGTTGCTGTAAATATAAAAAGGCACCGCCATGCAGAACGAATCATCAAAGCGGATATCTTTCAATCCGGCTAACGCAGAGACGTTCTTCAGTTCTGCCTTTTGTCCATTATGCAGAAGCTCATTCCGGATATATCCATAACCATAATGCTCCTGCAACTCATATTGTTTATTGCCTTCTTTGTAGGCAGTCTTAAAGACCACCTCTTTCATCCGCCCCCGGTCATAGATGATATCGATCCGGTCTGCCGGGTACCATTCTATGATCGGATACTCACTCATCCTGGTATCCAGTGAAATCTTAAAGGCTCCATCCCCCAGATATAATGTCTGGCTGACTGCCTCCTCCAGCAGGGACTTAAATTTATTCTCCCGGCTGATCTGCTGCCATGCGTCCTTTCTTTTGTCCGGCACAGTGACTTCATCAAAATCCGTCATAATAATACTGGTCAGCATATCTACCATGATCGCAGGCAGGCCGATGTGCATCTTCCGGATCTCTCTGCCGGTACTGCTTCGTGCCGCCCAGAAGCGGAGTCTGTTCTGGCTGCTGTCAATCTGACTGTATAACTGCGACAGCTCATCGGGATCTCCCAGGTACCATATTCTGTTTTTGATCACGTTTGCCTGAAAATCCATCGTCTCCTGTATATTGAAACTATGCACGTTTGCCGGCGTGATCTGCAGCCAGCTCTGCATTCTCTGTTTTACATTCTCACTCATTCTGTTAAACCACCTCATCTATTTCCTCCATCGCTTGCCAGCGCTACACAAAAAACTATGGTTACGCATATTATGATCAAATGTAATGTGCTCATGATCGTCCTCCTATCTTGTGCTTGTATGGAATCCATGCATACTGTGTACTGTTGATCATGTGATCGTTTGCGTCCTCCGGCTCCTCATCCTTATCCTCTTTCCAACTGTAGTTGTCCAGTTCCCGGATGTAGTTCACACAGGTATCAACCACCTGATAGCACGCCTGTTTCTCATCGTCATATGCCATCCAGCCCAGCTGCAGCATAATACGATCAATGATCGTTACTTTCTTGTATGCATTGTTAAATATATAAAGGCATTCCGGGTGGGCACGTTTGTACTTTGCGCATTCCGTCAATGTTGCCTGATCTGCACTATCCACAAAAACATTCCTTGCCTGACCTCCCCATTCCTTTCGATTCCTCTCCAGAAATGCCACATAATTGACTACGGTATCGCTCGGAGCGATCGGGACCGTCTGACTGGCGTTGTTGTAAACCCTCTCATCCAGTACAATGCACCGCCCTTTGTTCGTAATCCCAACGAAGCTCATAGCAATGGTATCCGGGGATGTCGTGGAGTATGCCGTATCCAGTCCGGAGGTAAAGTATTCAAACCATTCTGTCTGCTGCCCTGTGCTCCGGATATATTTCTTCGCCTGTTCCTTCGTGATGACATGATGCTTTTTGCTGAAATTACAAAAGACAAGACCTGTAGCCTTGCCTCGTAGTCCCTGTATTTTGTTTTTATACATCTTCGTTCCCTTGGGAACGGCATCGATCTTTTCCTGAATGTCCTCCTTTGTCATCGAGGCATTATCATAAAACGTGAAATACCAGTGTACATACCCTTGAACCGGTTCTTCCTTCAACTCCGCAAGAAGTTCCACCGGATAATCCGCAGCATACCTTTTTAAGGGACGGCTGTGATTGATAAACTCTTTATAGACCGGTTTATCCGGCGCATCCGGATTAGAGGTAGTCATCATATACTTACATCGGTGGGTGATCTCACGCAGAAACTCCATATCTGCCGTATTTACCTCATCAATGTAAACGCAGCCAGACTGTGAACCGAGGACCTTTTTCCAACGGGCTTTATTATCAAAACCACACACATAGATGATCTTCGTTCCTTTTCCTGTCCGATACTTGATATGCGGGAGACTGATCTTTCCCTGTCCTTTCGGATAATATTCTGCAAGTCCTTCCATCTGGGCAATCAGGCCAAGTTCTGAATTGATCACGTTTTTCTCCACGGTACCCAGATCTGCTCCGGCAATCACATGAAACTTAAGATCGGAGTCTGCAACCATCATCATAAATTTAAAGATTCCTACCGTGGTCTTGCCCGCTGCCGTGGTCCCTTCCAGATAATCTCGCCTAGTCCTGGTAGTCAGGAAGTCTTTAAACTTTGGCGATAATACCAGTTTCATATTCTCACCATCCTCACTCCATCACTTCGTCCGGATCTACATCATGCAGCTGTTTCAGGATTTCTTCCACATTATTCTCTTTCTCCTGAAGTTGTTCTTCATCCGCCCTGCTGCTGTCTTCTGCTTTTGCTTTCAACAGCTCAATCTCTGCTTTCTGTTTCTCTGTAGCCAGACTCATATGATCCGCCAGCCACTGCAATGCTTTCATCTTATCCAGTAGCTCCACGCTGTCCGTCTTACCAAAACTGACCTTTTTCACGAGTGTGCCATCAGCGAACGGATTGTTCAGGTCGATCTTATTTCGCTTCGGATCAATGTAATCCTTTGCATCTGCATACAGGATATCAATGTATTTCTGCACGATATCCTCCTCAGAAAGCATCTCCCGGTTGAGACGTCCCTGTTTGAGATTGTTAATTTCCTCTTTCACCTTAACATTTCTTAACATTCGCGAACCTGCTGCCGCCGCTGTTTCATATTCGCAATCATATGCTTTCATGTACGCCTTCGTAGCGTTAAAACTGCGAATATAATAAATACAGAAAAGCCTTTGTTTCTCAGTCAGATCCGAATTATCCGCCAGATTCACCACTTCCTCTGAAGGAGGCGGACTGCTGCCGGACATTTCGCATCCTTTCGGATCGGATTTTGTGTGCATCCTTTTTGTATTTTTGTGTGCACCCTTTTTCGCATCCCCGGATCTGTCCCAGGCATATCTCTTCTTCCAGCTCTTGACCGTATTCAGTGATACGTTGTATTTCTCTGCAATGTCCTTATACTTCATCCCGGACATATAATCCGCTTCCGCCTTTATCTTGACATCTGACATTTCACCACCTTCCCCACGAAAAAAAGACGCATTTCCTGCAAAGAAAATACGCCTTAATGAATTATAACAAAAAACTAATTGTAAAAATTTTAACACGTTAAAAAGCATATGTCTAGGGTCGCAATTCGGGCAATATTATATCGCATCGGACCCAAATAAATAAACTGCCATCTCCTTGATCAGCTTATTCTTATATGCCCGGACCGTCTTTTCATTCAGATTCTCTGAATATCCGTCTGATCCGGCCAGCGTCCCGGCAATTTCTTCCCAAGTGTAATTATCGCCACCTGGTTTACGATTAAAATATCTTGCCTCGATGACTTCATAGCCTTTCATGGACCGGATATGCTCCAACGCCGCTTCTACTCGCTCCACGTCGTTTAGGCTACGCCGGTAGGAATCCATCCTGTCGCGCAGCTTCGTATCATCATCAACCTGTCCTCCGCCGTTTTTTATGTATGAGGTGATTGACTTACTTTTCCCGTGCAGTGCAATCTCAAGGTACTCCTGCTCATTCGAGACATGCTCCTTCAGAACATTGAAACAATACAGGATCTTTTCTGTGTTCTTAAATGCTTCCTTGGACATTGCCTTTTGACGATCAATCCATGAGATGGAATTCATCTTTTGGAATACTTCGTCTATCGTGGCCAAGATCGTTTCCTTTGTCTCCTTACTTACCATTGTCTACTCCTCCATCTGTTTTGTGGTATCCGTCCTTTCTACCCTGATACCGCCTTTTGATCCCGTTTTAATGTCTGCCTTTGTTACATCATCAATCTTGACCGTGATGCTGCTGATGTCTTCATCCGCGATCAATTCCACTGCTGCCTGCAGGAAGCTTTTGACAGCATCAGACTGATCCCGTTCAAATAATGATCTGACTCTCTTCCGTCCTTTTTCTTTCTTGAGCTTGTTCAGTCGATACCAGTCTGCTTCCGGACACATACACATTTCTGTCGCATATTCGTTTTTCTCTTCGTCCGTCCAGTCTCCCGGTACTTGGATGGCTGCGAGCTGTCCGCAGAACTTACAAGCCCCCTCCGTCGATACCAAAGGCATATTGTGTAGTATCCTCTCGTTTACCTCTTCACTTAACATCTGCTGCCCTCCTGTTCCCATATTGTAATAATCGCATCAATCACTGCCTGCTGTTTCTTTTCACCAATACCTTTGATCTTACCTATCTCGTCACGGATCTGATCGATCATCGGCATTTTGTCTTGTGTTGGATCTACCGGCTCTTCTCTTGCCCCGGCATCATAGCCAGACTGGTAAACAGTTTCTATGTAACACTTCATTGCGTGATGATCCATACGCTTGATCTTCTCGTATTCTTTTCTGGTTAATTCTTTCTTTGCCATGCGACCCTCCTTTAGTTAAACGGCAGCTCCTCCTCGATTGCATCCGGAATATCCATGAAGCCGTCTCCCGGATCGGATGCCGGAGCCGGTCTTGGTGTGTTTCCCGTACTGCTGCCTCTGTTTTCATTCTGTGCTGCTGCCGCTTTGCTCTCGGCAAACTCCTGTTCCTCAACAATGACCTCTGTGGTATAAACCTTATGGCCGTCTTTATTGGTGTAGCTTCCTGTCTGGATCCGTCCAACTGCCACGATCTTGGTACCCTGATGAAGATAATTCTCCGCAAACTCTGCTCCCCTGCCGAATACGACACAGTTGATAAAGTCCGCAGTCTGCTCATCGCCCTGACGCTTATATCTGCGGTCGACTGCAAGGGTATATCTTGCAATCGCTGTTGGTTCATCGCCGGAGCTGTATCTGATCTCCGGATCACGGGTCAAACGACCCATTAAGATTGTTTTATTCATGATCTCCCTCCTTTTCTCATTAACGCCTCATTCAATAATTTCGCAAGCGTTATAATTGCTTCTTTTTCTGACATAAAGCCCGTTTTGTGAGCTAGATCCATCTGTTCTTTTGCAAAATCTTCATCTGTTCTTTCTTTTAATGCCTCGTAAATGCACTTTGTAATCTCTGAATACTCTGTAAGCAATTCTCCTGCTGGGCCATTTGCCATAACTGTTCCTTTTTCTGCTTTAATCATTGATAATCTCCTTTACTATCTCAATTGCACTCTCCCCCTGAATGGTGCTTCCTGTAATGCATAATCATTTAAGTACGATACCAACTTATCCGCATCAATTAACCGCATTCTTTTTCACTCTTCTCAATTCTTTTTTCTGCCATATCATCCCTCACTTTCCTGCCGTAGCCATTCCAATGTGCATTGATAACAGTTTTTATTCATTTCTCCGTTGCATCCGCAA